TTCAAGCTATACCTGGATCATCTTTATGGGATAGTGATGATGTTAAAGTTACTGATAACTCATATTTTGTGTAAAAAGGAATAGAATGAAATACATATTAACACTTTGTATACTCATGTTCCCACTTGCCTCCTTTGCAGACAAAATAAAATATGTACAAGTTTGTGAAAGAGTGGACGGATGTACACTAGTGGCAGAAGCGGTCACACTTGGAGACTATTGTCCCACGTGTACCATTAAGACTATTGTAATACGAGATGAGGACAACTCTTTCTTAGCCATTATGAAGCGTCATAGAATAAAACTAGTAAAAGAAAATCCTAAACTATACTCAAACTAAAGGAAACAAGTGACAACACCAAAGAAACCACTAAGTAAAACTGAGAGTGCCATACAGTTAGGGAACCAAATGATGGGAGCTAGAGGTGGTGGGACTAGAGCTGGTCTTATGAAGAAGTTTAAGAAGCTTCTAAAGATTGGTGAGAAACAAAATAAAATCTCAAGTTCCTCAAAGATTAAAGAGGTACGTACTAGACCAGTGAAAGCCTTACAGAACCAAACCACAAGTAAGGTAGGACACGGAGAACCTCTACCTAAAAAACAAGCTAATAAATTAGGAAAAAAATACCCCACTATAGAAGCTATTAACAAAATTGGACCTTCAAAAAATAAAGTGGCTGGAAGTCCTGCTAATAAAAATGTAGGTTCTAAAAAACTAAAGAGACTACAGGAAAAACGACTAAATCCCAAAGGTAAAAAATGAGTAAAGCACCACAGGAAACCCTAGAGAACCTACATTCTCAGGTTGCACGTGAGCTCTCCCACAGGATAAATGGTGGGGATGCTTCTAGTGCAGACATAAGTAATGCCATTAAATTCCTAAAGGATAATGGAATAGAAGGTCTAGCGGTACAAGATAGTCCTCTAGGGAACTTAATTAATGTCCTACCATTTCCTAAAAAGGAAGCCCTTAAGGACACCCTAAACTAACTAAGGTGTACCATTGGTATACCCAACCTCTTTCCTTTCGTTACAGAGAGATCTGAGCACTCTATAAGACAATCCAATGGACACACCACAAGTAGAACTGATAAAAGACTTCCGTAACTTCCTCTTTGTAGTATGGGAACATCTTAATTTACCTGAGCCAACACCTGTTCAGTATGACATAGCACAGTACCTACAAGATCATGATGAAAAAAGGATTGTGATAGAGGCTTTTCGTGGGGTAGGTAAAAGCTATATTACAAGTGCATACGCATGTCACCAGCTACTGCTGAATCCTGAAGTAAAGATACTTGTGGTCTCTGCATCTAAGATAAGAGCAGATGACTTCTCCACCTTTACCATGCGGCTTATAACAGAAATGCCGCTGCTGCAACACTTGATTCCTAAAGGGTCACAGCGGCAGTCCAAGATAAGCTTTGATGTAGGTCCGGCAAAGGCTTCACACAGTCCTTCTGTTAAGTCAGCAGGTATCACAGGTCAGTTAGCAGGTTCAAGAGCTGACATAGTAATTGCAGATGACATTGAGATTCCTAATAACTCAATGACACAGACTATGAGAGACAAGATCAGTGAAGCAGTTAAAGAGTTCGATGCAATACTGAAGCCTGAAGGCCGTGTGATTTACCTAGGTACACCACAGACTGAGATGTCCCTCTACGAGACTCTACCAGAGAGAGGTTATAAGCCTCTGATATGGCCCTCAAGAGTACCTAAGAATATTGAGAAGTATGGTGGTAAACTTGCACCTATTGTACTGAAGCATATTGAAGAAGGTGCTGAAGAAGGTGCACCCCTTGATCCACTTAGGTTTGACGACCTAGATCTGACTGAAAGAGAACTCAGTTACGGTAGATCAGGTTTTGCACTTCAGTTTATGTTAGACACAGCTATGTCTGATGCCGACAGGTATCCTCTTAAACTTGAGGATCTGATAGTAATGGACATTGACAATGACAAAGCTCCAGAGAAAGTAGTGTGGGGTAGGTCAAAAGATAAGATAATAGATATTCCTAATGTGGGTATGCCCGGTGACTACTTCTACCCACCCATACAGATCGTAGGTAACTACATAAGTTACACAGGTTCAGTGTTAGCCATAGATCCTAGTGGTCGTGGTAAAGATGAGACTGCATTTGCAGTAGTGAAGATGTTGAACGGTACTCTCTATGTCATAGACTTAGGAGGTATCTCAGGAGGGTACTCAAGTGACACACTGCAAGCCTTGTCCGTACTAGCTAGAAAGTACAAGGTAAACCAAGTGCTTATTGAGTCAAACTTTGGTGATGGTATGTTCTCTGAACTATTGAAACCTGTGCTGACTAAGATTTACCCTTGTTCAATAGAAGAGGTACGACACAATATCCAAAAAGAAAAGAGAATAGTGGATACCCTTGAGCCAGTAATGAATCAACATAGGTTAGTTATTGACCAGAAAGCACTAGAAAGAGACTACCACTCAGTGCAACACTACCCACCTGAGATGCAAAGTAGGTACATGTTGGCTCATCAGATGACTAGAGTGACAAAAGAAAGAGGTGCACTCACTCATGACGATAGACTTGATGTTTTAAGTATGGCTGTTAGCTACTGGGTAGACCAAATGGCTGCTGATGTTGACGTTAAAATGTCTGACAGAAAAGAGGAAATGCTGGATATGGAGTTGGAAAAGTTCTTAGAAAACGCCATCAACCCCTTAAGTATACCTAATGAGACTAATAGTTACCCTATGTGGAACTAATACTGGACATTGTAGGTAGAGTATGGGTGGTCAATGAGTACATGTGTGACAAATGGATACCTGTGTGTGTGTGGGGTTTACGTTTGGATACATGTGTGCTCACTTGTAAATATTTGAACAAAAAATTCGTTACCCTTATCGATACCTACGCGACCAGAGTTACCCCATGCTGCCTTTGATATTTTGCAAGTGAAAAACAAATGTTTACTTGTGTAGCACCATGTTCAATATATTGAACCAGTGGGTACTATATAGAACAAGCCTTGCAACCTATGTGCCACAACGCAACACAAGTAAACATTTGTTTTGCTCATGCAATATGTGTTCCATTTGTTTTCATTTGTTCACATTTGTTTTGCTCATGCAATATGTGTTCCATTTGTTTCAGTGTATCTATTTTTTTTATTACCATTTAATTTCATTTATTTTAATTTATTTGCATTTTATTGTTGCAATTAGTTTTAAAACTGCTATACTTAATACAGTGATTAACAAATTAGTTTCTCACTGTTCCAAATAATCTCAAATCGAGAATATAAATGTTAGAATCTACAGAAGAAGTCAATTACAATACAGTACAGCCAGTCCAAGAGTCAATAATACCAGTGATTGACTTTAAAGAAGAAGAGTCAGAGCAAATGAGATATTTTATTGCGAATAATGAATAAAACAGTTGACATAGTTTAAAACTATGGTATATTAAGAGTAAGGAAGTTGTTAAACATTTAAAGCTTTTGAAAAAAGCATATAAAGAGTTGACAACTTTAAAAAACATGGTATAATAAGAGTAAGGAAGTAAGAAAATAAGTTCTTTGAAAATCGAATTAACTAATCGGGAGTTGACAAATGCGATACACTGAATCGTTATTGTTTGACATTGCAATTCATGTAGTGTTTATATGGGGATGCATAGGTTGGGGATTAATACTCTATGCAATAACATAAACTTAGGAGACAAATGAGCACCATAACATTAGATGGTGTCCGTTACAGAGTCTTGCCTGTTCCTGAACAGAGTGGTCTAGTTAAGACCTCTGGTGTTTGGAATGCGAGCAAAACTAAGATCAAACCTTGTAATAATACTAAGGTATTGGTCGGACACTTACGGACAAGGGAAGCCGATGGTAAGGTACCATTCGGTAAAGAAGTTTGCCCAAGATACATGTGAGTGTATCTTTTGATGGGGTCAGGCAACTGACTCTATCTATAGCAACACTCACGGTTGGACACGGAGTTTCAACCTATAAATGGTGTCTTAGGATGCCGTAAGCGTGACTAACCACGTCTAACTGTGGGTGCATACTGTTGGTGTACTATTGTGGAATGGAGAGTGTCAGCTCGGCAGGGTCAGACTCCGTATGTACACATAGCTAATGATTATGTCTTGAGGGACATAGTCCGAGCCGAGGATATCGGACACACCAACACTTATCTTAAGCTGACTAGTCTTTTCTAGGTTCTGACTAGAATAGCTCTTTGAAAGACCTAGGACTATAACGGAGTTAAATTATGGCTAAGTTTTTAAAGACTGTAACAGGTCTACATGACCAACCACTTCAGCCTCACCAACTACAGCCCGGATCATGGGTACGTACTGGTACGAATGGAGTGGAGGAGCAGAGGGGCGTCCTAATGGGCGCAGTACAAGGGAGACCAGTGAGAGTACAGGATGTGGGCCAATCAAGAGTGATATTTCGTGAACAAATGAGGATTGAGCGTGCTTTTGTCATCAAGGCAAATGCACTGTTAAATTAACCTTAAACAAGGTGTAAAATGTACTCTACGCACAACCCAGAGGTGCGTAAGTACGCACAATCTGGTGAAAAGGAATTAGAACAAACTATTGCGTTTGTATTCGCAAGTATCCGAGTACAGACATCAATGTTACCTAAGATGATGAAAGAGTTTCGCAAGCGTGGGACTAAGTCCTCATGGATATGGGGTAACAAGAGGACAGGTATAAACTACGTCCGTAAGAACAGGCGTGACCTGTACACCAGAATGATGCGTATTATACGCAGTAAGAAGTCCAGTATATCACAGGATTTGATTATGCTGTTCTTAGAGGTGCCCGGTTTAGGGCTACCTAAAGCTGGATTTGTCTGCCAGTTAGTTGCTGGTAAGGCAGGTTGTCTGGATGTACACAACTTCAGGAAGTATTTACCTGAAGTAGATGCATCTAAGGGTACACCTTCGTACCTACAGACCAGTGGTAACAGTCTAGCCACTAAAGAGAAGAAAGCACACGTGTACCTCGATATAATAGAGAAGAAGTGTGGAGGTACTAGAAAGGTGTGGGATAACTGGTGTGCTCACATGAGTATGCTCTATCCTCACCACTTTCCGACACCTTGGCACGTGTCTAATGTACACAAGTGTATATGGGAAGACCAGAAGCCAGCACGATTTACGCCTGTTCCAGAGTGTTCAGAGTTCGTGTATGAAGTGTCAATCTAAGTAAAAGGGGAATATGCAGATTCAAATTGAAGAGTACATGCATTATGGTACTCGTAGGTTCTATCCGAAGAACGAATTAGCACGTGAGTATGCCGACTTGCTCGGTACTACCACACTTACCAGTGGTGCACTCAAGTTCATTGAGACACTAGGTGTATCCATCCAGTTAGAACAGAAGAGCTGGAGCTAACCTAAACCAGAGGACTATTATGTCACCTAAAGCTATGAAGAAGTTTGTACTTAGTACCAAGTATAAGCAAGGCAAAAAGCGTAATGGAATATTTTGCAGTTGCTTGCAGTGTAGTAAAAGTGGGTATAAGAGTCCAAGGTACCGTAAATTCAAACTGAAAGGGGAATAATGTCAGACATCAGTCGTAAAATCACCATTGCGTACTACTCTCACTCAAAAGATGAGTATGTACCAATAGAGGACATGCCGATTGAGCACCTTGTGAATGTCATATATAAGTCGGTGCTGTCACCAGAAAGTTACTTAGCCAACTTCAAGGTAAGTAACAATAGAAATGGTTCGTTTACTGAGGCCACTATGAATCTTCCAGTGAGTCCAAATTGGATGGAGGATGTTCTAGCATGAGTGAACGAAAAGAGGACACTGGTACCTTCTATGGAGACGATACGGACTACATGTATCCATACACACACAGGTATAATGAGCCTGACAGTGATAGAGGAGCATCAGACGAGTGAATTGAGTGTACTTTACGTGAAAGTCGTACTTGGACATAAGGAACAAGGTGTCAGTATCGAGACAGGTACTGAGTAAGGCAAAACCCACTGTTCTGCTGTATCGGTACACTCTCTAATTCTAACCAGAGGTTTTGTGACCTAATGTTCACTCCTTCCAACAGTTGTTGTGGAACAGGTGAACGTTAGAATCAAATAATGGGCAAGTATGCAATCTAGACAAGCAACCTGACTGTAAATCAGGTGTCGTATGACACAGTAGGTGCAAATCCTACCTTGCCCACCATCTTAACAAAGGGGAACACATGGTTGATAAGAACTTATGTAACAAAACAGTGAATGTGGAGACTCCATATGAGATATGGGAGACTCTTGACCACCAATGGGAGTGGAGGGTAATGAAGAAGTACCAGAAACCTTCAAAGGAAGTGACTAATCCATACGCTCGCTGGTATTGTGCAGTCAAATCACCACATACATACGACACCTACGATTATGGTGATGTGTATGTGGCAGATATTGTCAACAGAGTGGACACTTGTAAGAGGGTAATTTAACAGCTCTTTTAAAATGTGGACATTTACGTAGTAAAAGAGAATAAGCTAGTGACACATTAGGAAAGCTATGGGAAAAGGGATAAAGAACAGAGGTACTCAAGTACACAAGAGTAAACTGTCCTACACCAGAAGTAAGTTGGTGGTGGGTAAACTATATAATTGTGAGGAGAACATGAGTGGAGGTCACTTCAGGCATTTTCAGAGTACGCTTAAGAAAGAAGCTGAACTCATGAAAGCTGAGATACGAGAGATCAGACCTAATTTTGATGCTGAGACTATCTCGTACCTTGAGTACATCCAGTTTATAATGGATACAACCACATCAATGA